TAAAAGTATTAAAAGACCACAATCTCGTAAAACAAGGTGGAGCTTGGTATACTATGGATAATCACTTGGGTAAAGAACTCAAGTTTCAATCTAAAGAATGGGCTGAAAAACTTCAAGATGAAGACTTCAAAAAACATTGCTACAATCTAATATGTGAAAAGGTTATTCTTAAATACGAAAAGAATTTTGGTATTGATGATGTGACTATCGAAGAGGAGATTAGTGAGTAATTCTAAATACTTATCCATATTCGAAGAGATAAAGAAAAAGGGTGGTTCATTAGACGATGGAAACCCTAATGACAAAGTACTAGTAATAGATGGCCTAAACACGTTTATCCGAGTGTTTAGTGTTATACCAACTACTAATGAGGATGGTATTCACATTGGTGGAATAGTTGGGTTTCTAAGAAGTATTGCTTATGTCGTGAACATGATTAGACCTACCCGTGTCATCATAGCATTTGATGGCAAGGGTGGTTCTACTCGCCGTCGCAAGATGTATCCTAAATATAAACAAAACAGAAAGACAAAGTATCGTGTAAATCGTTCTAATAGTTTTGCATCACAAGATGATGAGAAGATGAATATGATTATGCAGATACAAAGGGTGGTTGAGTACTTAGAGGCTTTACCACTAACTGTGTTGTCCTATGATAATATTGAAGCAGATGATACGATAGGATATATCTGTAGACAAGTTCTTACTAAATCTAAAATTACCATTATGTCAACTGATAAAGACTTCTTACAGTTAGCTAATGGTAGGATAAAAATATGGAGTCCAACTAAGAAAAAAATGTATGATGAGGGTGCTGTATTAGAAGAGTATGGTATTTCATCTCACAATCTGATTTGGTATAGAGTATTAGATGGGGATAAGTCAGATAACATTAGTGGTGTTCGTGGACTTGGACTAAAAACCATACAGAAGAAATTACCATTTCTTAGTGAAAATCGTATAGTAGAGATGGATGAAGTTGTAAATGAATTACCAGAACATAAAGACATTATTGATTTGAATTATAAATTGATGCAGTTATCTGATGTGGATATCTCAGCATCTACTAAGACAAAAATAGTAGATAGAGTAAATGCACCAATCAATAGATTAGTAAAGTTTAAGTTTGAAAAAATGTTTTTGGAAGATAAGTTATACACAGCATTACCTAATTTAACTAGTTGGTTATTGACTAACTTCAATCAGTTAAATCATTACGCTGAAAAATCACACAATCAATGAGTGTAAACTACGAAGTACTAAATAAGTTTTTAGACACAGACACCCTTGAGTTAGAATATCACCGAGTTACTAATAATATTAATGAAGTTGACATCGAAGAAGGTGTTGAAATAATATTTAAATATTTTAGAGAACGTGGATTCCCACACTATAAAGTACGAGATGATGAAAAATATAATCACATGAAGAAACTTAGAAAGTTTAACATTGATAATATTTTCGTAGACAATCAGATTATACAGACTATGCATGCTCTAAGATTAGCTTGGAATTATTTTCCACATTGGGTAGATGTTCAATGTGGTAGTTCTAAGATGCCACCCATTGGTTACTTTAATGATGATGACAAGTTAAAAGGTATAATCAAAAAGACTTGGACTTGGCAGTTAAATTGGGGAGCTAACACCTTTACAGAAAATCGTTTTAGACAATGTTTAAAGATGTATCACGGTTCACAGGCTGTATCTAATTTCAGACCTACAGCTGCTAAAGTAATCTATGAGAAGTTTGGTGGTGAAACTATTTGGGATATGTCATGTGGTTGGGGTGGTAGGTTACTTGGATTCTTATCAGCTAAAAATACAAAACATTACATAGGTACAGAACCATCTAGTAAAACATATGATGGACTTCTAAAGATGAAAAAAGATTTTTTGTATTTGGGAAAACAAGTTGATATTTATAAACTCGGTAGTGAGGAGTATAAACCAAAGAAAGAGTCACTCGATTTATGCTTTACGTCACCACCATACTTTGATACTGAAAAATATTCAGATGAAGGTACTCAAAGTTTCAAAAAGTTTCCAACCGAAGATGGTTGGGTAAATGGGTTTTTAAAGAAGACAATTGAAAATTGTTATTACGGATTAAAAAAAGATAGTTATATGTTAATCAACATTGCTAATACACCAAAGTATAAATTCATTGAAGATGAAACAATACGAATTTCAAAAGAGTTGGGATTTACCCAAGAAGATACAGTACAGTTAACCTTATCAAGTGTTATGGGTGCTGGTTATAAATACGAACCAATTTTTGTTTTTAAGAAGGAGAGTTAATGGGTGAAACTTTAACACAATTTGGTACATCATTCCAATCGAAGATAGTAGCTTCATTGATGAGTGATATAAAATTTATTCAAACAATTAGTGATATATTAGAACCAGATATGTTTGATTCAGATTCAAACAAGTGGTTAGTCAAATCTATCAGAGATTACTTTTATGAATATAAGAAACAACCTACACTAGAAGTTGTAAAATATAAGATAGATGAAATAGATAATGATGTATTGAAATCTGGTGTAGTAGATAAACTACGTGATGTTTGGAAAAATATAGAAGCTACAGACTTAGAGTTTGTTCAATCCGAAACATTGGACTTCTGTAAAAATCAAACATTGAAGAGTGCTATCTTACAGTCTGTTGATATGTTAGAGAATAAAAACTATGATGGTATAAAATCAATCATTGATGAAGCAATGAAGGCTGGTTCAGAGAGAGATTTAGGTCATGATTACATTCCATCATTAGAAGTAAGATTATCAGAATCTGCTAGGATAACTGTTGAGACTCCGTGGGATGTTATCAATGATATAACAGATGGTGGTCTTGGTGCTGGTGAACTTGGTGTTGTTGTCGCTCCTGCTGGTATTGGTAAGTCTTGGACATTACAAGCCTTAGGTTCAGAAGTAATTAAACGAGGTAAAACTGTAGTTCACTATACTCTAGAGCTAAATGAGAATTATGTTGGACTTAGATATGACTCTATCTTTAGTGGTGTAACAACTGGTAATATAAAATATCATAAAGAAGAAGTAGAGAAAAAATTACAATCTTTACCTGGTAAATTACTTATTAAGTATTTCCCAACCAAAGCAGCATCAGTAAATACAATAGGTGCACATCTAAAACAGATAGAGTTAAGTGGTGTGAAGGTAGATATGGTTATCGTAGATTATGCTGATATCCTAATGCCTACAGGAAACTTTAAAGAGAAGAGACATGCGATTGGAACTATATATGAAGATTTACGAGGACTAGCTGGTGAGTTGGAAATTCCAATATGGACTGCTTCACAGGCTAATCGTTCAGCTCTTGAAGAAGATGTAATTGGTGCTGATAAAGTTTCTGAGGATTATTCTAAAGTAATGACTGCTGACTTTGTTATCAGTATGAGTCGTAAGGTAGAAGATAAGATTGCTAACACAGGTAGATTTCATGTAATAAAAAATAGATTTGGTATAGATGGGTGTACATATCCATCCACTATAAATACAAATATAGGTATTATAAAAATACACGAAGGTAGTAGTCAGTTTGGAAAAGAGACTCAAGGTAAGATGAATAACAGTTCAGAGTTTCTTAGAAAAGAATTAGCTAACAAATATAACGATATGGAAAAAAATGTTGACGGATTTGAATAAATAGTGAATTAGATTGAATATATATTATATTTATCTATGTTACAATAAAAGATTATAAAGGATTATATGGAAAAGTTTACGTTATCAGAAAATTTTATTAACAAATACAAAAGAAAAAAACCACCATTTGGTTTTAATGGTTTAGGTGAGTTGGTTTACATGAGAACCTATTCAAGAATTAAGAAAGATGGAAAGAATGAAAGATGGTGGGAAACTGTCAAAAGAGTCGTAGAGGGAACATACTCTATGCAAAAGAATCACATTGATTCACATCAATTAGGGTGGAATCCGTGGCAAGCTCAAAAGTCAGCGCAAGATATGTACGAGCGCATTTTCAATATGAAGTTTTTGCCACCTGGCCGAGGTCTTTGGGCTATGGGAACAGCCATAACCGAAGACAAAGGTTTATACGCCGCCCTTAACAATTGTGCATTTGTATCAACATCAACAATCAAAGAAGATATGGCAAAACCATTTTGTTTTTTAATGGATGCTAGTATGTTGGGTGTTGGTGTAGGGTTCGATTGCAAAGGTGCTGGAGAGATAGTTGTTAAAGGTATAGATAAGTCACGTGATGAGGCTAAATTTGAAGTGCCCGATACTCGTGAGGGTTGGGTTGAATCGTTAAAGGTTCTTTTAGAATCTTACTTTCAGGGAACTGCTCCTATAGAATTTGACTATACAAAGGTAAGGCCTGCTGGTGCACCAATCGCAGGATTTGGTGGAGTCAGTAGTGGTCATGAACCTCTCTTAGAAGTGCACGAAGATATTAGAAAAATATTAGAAAAGAATAAAAATGAACCAATAACAACAACAACAATTGTAGATATAATGAATCTTATCGGTAAGTGTGTTGTAGCTGGCAATGTTCGTAGAACTGCTGAAATTGTATTCGGTGAGCCAGATGATGAAGAATATTTAGATTTAAAAAACTATGAAGTTAACCCACATAGGGAGCAATATGGATGGACAAGTAATAATAGTATTTATGCCGAGCTTGGGATGGATTATACTGATGTGTGTAAAAGGATTGTGGACAATGGTGAGCCTGGTTTTGCTTGGTTAGAAAATATGAAAAAGTATTCTCGTATGAAGAATGGTGGAGATAACAAAGACCATAGAGTTATGGGTGGTAATCCTTGTTTAGAACAATCATTAGAGTCATATGAGCTATGTTGTTTAGTAGAGACATTTCCAGATAATCACGATTCATTAGAAGATTATCAGAGAACT